CGGAAGAGCACAGGGTCCTGACCGAGCCGCCCAGCTGATTAATCCGCATTTGCCCCAGCGGATCTTTTTGCGGCTGACAAGTTGCCTTGGCGCGCTTGTTGGTCGTCCACCTGCCCCTGAAACACCGCACCACCAGGAGAAGAACGATGAACCACCCCAACCAAAAGCCCAATCCGAAGCGCGAAAACACCTTGAAGGTGCCCCTGAACGACACCGAGGACCTGGCCCTGCGCCAGTTCTGCGCCAGCATCGGTCAACACGTCGCGCCATTCGTTCGCCAAGCGGCCTTTGCGCACATGCGCGCCGCTACAACTCCAGCCACGAATCCTATCCCGGTCCGGCGCCGCGGCGAATGGCCACGTCATGGCCATGTTCAGCGCTTCCCCGGCCGCGCCGTCGCAGCGGGCGGCTTTCACCGTCGTCTTTAAAGGCGATTTCAAACCCCGCGCCCACGCCTGGGCCACATCAGATTGACAGGAAGGACCTCATGCAAGACAACGAAAACCGGAAAGCGACGCCGGACGAAAAGATCGCGCACCAGGCGCGGAGGTGGCGCGCCTGCGACAAGGACGCCGTCGCGAACCGCAGCGACATCACGCGCCGGGCCGAGTATCAGGCGCGCCAGAAGCTGCGTGAAGCGATCGACACCCAGGGAGGCCGCTGATGGATCAGATCGTCTCCCGAGAAGATATGCGCAGCCGTGGCGCCGAGGCGTTCGACGAGGGCCGCGGCATCAACGACCACAACATGAACCCGTGCGCCGCCGCCATCGACGACTGGCAGGCCGGCTGGCGCGCGCGCCAGATCGCAGCAAATCGTCCCGCTGTCACCATGCTCGAAGGGACTCCACCATGATCGGCCTCGCCAAACGCAAAGTGCCGATCGGACAGCTGCTGTCGGCGCTCGAGCGTTTCATCGAAACAGGCCCCCGACGCGTTGACCAGCTGGTGAGCGAGTTCGGGTACACCACTGCCGCAATCCGCGTGCGCCTCGAGCAGCTCGAGCGTGAGCAGCGCGTGCATCGAGTGCGCATCCCTCGCGACCATTCCCACGGTCTATGCCACCAGTGGCGGCATGGCCCTGCGCCGGGCGCCCAGCTCGCGCCGCAGATCCAGCTCGGCCAGGAGCTGCCGAGCGCCCGTCAGCGTGTGAGCGTGCCGTTTCAGGCCGTCGTCCGGACCTGGCCGGCGTTCTGCCGCCGCGATCCGCTGGTGGCTGCGCTTTTCGGCGCCGGCCAGCAGGTGAGCGTATGAGCAGCGAGGACGAAATTACACTTCCAATACCTCTAACACCCGTAGGGTGCGACCTGCGCGATTTCGCCTTCATGCCGCTAGACGTCGCGCGCTTGCGTGACAGTGATATGGCTGCGTACGAGTCACCCGAGGCGTGTTGGGCAGCGGTCCTCTTGTGGGCCGCTGCCTGGCACCAGGTCCCCGCAGCATCACTACCTGACGACGACCGCTTTCTCGCGAAGGCGGCCGGCTATGGACGTGTCGTCAAGGAATGGGAAAACGTGCGAACCGGCGCGCTGCACGGGTGGGTCAAGTGCGCCGACGGTCGTCTGTATCACCCGGTGGTCGCTGAGAAAGCGTTGGAAAGCTGGCGCGCGAAGCTGATGCACCAGTGGCGAAAGGAATGTGACCGCATACGGAAAGCCAACAAACAACGTGCGCTGGAAGGCGTAGAGCCGCTGCCGCTTCCACCGGAACCAAGCACGATTCCGTCGGACGTTCCGTTGGAATCGCCCGGAATTCCAACGGAAAAACCGGTCGATGCAAAGAGCGCAGGCGATCTCTCCGCTGGAAATCCATTGGAAAAGACTCTTAAGGGAGAAGGAGAAGGACAGGGAGAGTTAACAACTGCCCCCAAACCCCCTGGCGGGGGCCTTGTCCGTTCGGAACGGAAGCCTGGCGCTATCGCGCTGCAGACGTTCCTTGCTGGCTGCGAGGTGCGCGGCGAGCGGCCTCTGCGCGACTATGCCCCGCTGTGGAACTACGCCAGGGGAGCCGGCCTGTCGCAGGACTTCATCGCATTGGCCTGGATCGAGTTCCTTCGTCGCTTCATGCCGGGCGGGACTGGAGAGACCAAGCGCTACAAGGACTGGCGCCAAGCCTTCCGCAAGTACGTTGAGGGCAACTACCTGAAGCTATGGGCGATCGGCCCGGACGATCAGTGGTTCCTGACCACGCAAGGCAAAGCCGCCCAAAAAATTTATGAATCGAAGGAAGCAGCATGAGCAACGACATCAAACCGCCACCACACAACCTCGAGGCTGAGCAGAGCGTCATCGGCGGCCTGCTGCGCGACAACGACGCCGTCGATCGCATCGGCGACCTGCGCGCCGAGCACTTTTACCTGTCGGACCACGCCGTAATCTTTCGCGAGCTGATGCGCAACCTGACCGCCGGCCGCAGCTGCGATGTGGTATCGATGGGCGACGCACTGCGCACCACGGTGGGCAACTGCATGCCGTACCTGAACGAGATGGCGCAGAGCACGCCGTCTGCAGCGAATATCGGCCGCTACGCCGGCATCGTGCGCGACAAGGCCATCAAGCGCGGGCTGATCAAGTTCGGCCGCGACGTGGCCGAGTCGGCTGCCACGTCGCCGGCAGAATCGACAGCATTGGTCGACCAGGCATCGTCCGCGCTCGAGCAGCTGGCCCAGGCGCGCACCAGGATCGAGCCGGTGCGTGCGGCAGACGAGCTGGCCGGCCACGTCGCGGAGATCGAGCGGCGCATGGATGGTTCGGCCCGCGCGATCAGCACCGGCTTCCCGGACGTCGATGCGCGCCTGAGCGGCGGCATCCGGCCGGGGGAGCTGATCGTGCTGGCCGCGCGCCCGAAGATGGGCAAGACTGGCTTTGCGCTGAACGTCGCCTGCAATGTGGCGGACCAGCAGCTGAGCGTGCTGGTGCTGTCGATGGAAATGCCGAAGGCGCAGCTGCACGACCGGAACATCGCGGCGCTGGGCCGGATCCCGCTACCGCACCTGTTGCAGCCGGCGCTTATGACCGAAACGGACTGGGCGGGCCTGACGCACGCGGTGATGAAGATCGAGGCGATGAAGCTGTTCGTCGATGACCAAGGCGGCCAGCGCCTGCTGGACGTGCGCATGAAGGCCAAGGCGGTCAAGCGCAAGCACGGCCTGGATCTGCTGGTGGTCGACTACCTGCAGCTGATGGAAGGCGACGGCGACAACCGCAACACGCAGATCGAAGGCATTACGCGCGGCCTGAAGGCCCTGGCCAAGGAGCTCGGTATCGGCGTCGTGTTGCTGTCGCAGCTGAACCGCAAGCTGGAAGAGCGGCCGAACAAGCGCCCGATGCCGGCCGACCTGCGCGACTCCGGCGCCATCGAGCAGGATGCGGACGCCGTGATCTTCCTGTACCGCGACGAGGTCTATAACCCGGACAGCCACGACCCTGGAGTGTGCGAGGTGAACGTGGCGTTGTGCCGGCAGGGTGCGCCCGGCATGGCCGCGCTGGCGTACATCGGAGAACAGACCCGGTTCGAGAACCTGGCGCGCGGCTGGGTGCCGCCGAAGCGCGAATCGAAAGAGCGCCGTTCGAACCGTGGCCTGGCGGCGCATTTATGAGTGCGAACGTCTTCAAGCAGGGCGACACCTGGCACTACCGCTTCCAGGTGGCCGGCGTGCGCACCCAGCGCAGCACGAGGATGAAGAACCGGCGCCGGGCCGAAGAGGTGGCGCAGCGCGAGTTCGACGCCGCAGTGGTGCGCGCCAATGGCGGCCAGCCGGTGCCGACGCTCGATCAGCTGATCGAAGTGTGGGTCGTCGTGCACCGGCCGGTGGCCAGCGCAGCGCACATCCGCAGCGTTGACACGTTCCGGCGCCTGCACCAGTACGATCTGGGCGAGAAGCGCATCGATGCCATCACCACCGCCGACGTCGAGCTGGCGCGCAACCTGCACCTGCAGGACCACAAGCCGGCCAGCGCGAACCACTGGCTGCGCATCCTGAAGTTGTTGACCATGTGGGCGGTCAAGCGTGGCACGCTCGCTGCCTCGCCCTGGCGCGTGCCCATGTTAAAGGTGCAGAAGCGGCCGCGCGCCATCCTGCCGCTGGATGTGGCCAGGACCTGGTTCGATGCGGTCGACGATGCCGCCAAGCGCGCGCCGGCGATCGCCACAGCGGTGCGCATGATGTTTGGCCTGGGCCTGCGCGAGAGCGAATGCGCATCGGCGCGCTGGGAATGGGTGGACTGGCAGCGCGCCACGTACACGCCTGGGATCACGAAGGGTAGGGAAGCAGAGCCGGTACCGATGCCGGCCTGGTTGGTCGAGCACCTGGCGCCGCAGCGCAAAGCCGACGGCTTGATCGTGGTGAAGGAGGATGGCGCTGAATTCAAGTCCGGCTTCGCGCGCCAGGTCATGCGCAAGGCGAACGGCACCTGCGCGCTCAAGGGCATCACGCCTCACCGCCTGCGCGGGACATTCGCCACGCTGCTGTCCGAGGCCGGCGTTCCGGTACAGACGATCCAGCGCGTGATGCGGCACAAGAGCCCTGTGACCACGATGGGCTACCTGGAAAAGAATCTCGATCTGGCCGCCCGGGCGCAGGAGCAAATCGGCGCAAATGTTGGGTTCATGCGGCGCGAAAGTGGCGCGGTACTTTGAATACGGCCCGTAGATACAGGGCTTACAGATGATCAAGAGTCATCGGAAATAGCTTGATCGAACCCGCCCGGAGTAACAACGCTTCGGGCGCACGCCGCTGTTTCTAACTCATGTGATCATCGACTTTGTACATGCCACGCAACGTGTGCTCGATCTCATTCCGACATCTGATCAAATCATCGCGTGATTTTTGCAAATCGGCGTGCACCAACGCATATAGACGGCTGACGTTTGCAGGCCAAGTCGCATACTTAAGCAGCTCCATATTTTTGATCAAACGACGATGGCGAGCCGCCACACGTTGGAGCCGCGGGGCGACTTC